TATGCATTAAAAAGACCTACATGGGAAGTAAACCCTACTAGAAGTATTGAAGATTTTAAAATGTCTTTCTTTAAAGATATGGGAGATGCAATGATGCGCTTCCTTTGTACCCCGACATATTCATCTGATGCTTTCTTTAAGCAAAAAGATAAACTAGAAAGATGTATGACCTTAAGAAATCCTGTGGATAGTCATAGAAGATTTGATCCAGGCTTTAAGCCAGATCCAGATAAAACTTATTATGTTCATGCTGACCTTGCACAAAAGCATGACAAGTGTGCAGTAGCAATTGCACATGTTGATAAGTGGGTTAATATTCAGGTTATTAAAGATTACCAGCAGGTAGCACCAGTTGTTATTGTTGATGCCGTTGCTTGGTGGGAGCCAAAGGTAGAAGGCCCAGTTAACCTATCTGAGGTAAAACTGTGGATACAAAACCTTCGCAGAGAAGGATTTAATATTGGAATGGTATCGTTTGATAGATGGCAGTCTTTTGATATTCAAAATGAATTAAAGGCTGTTGGAATAAGAACTGATACTGTTTCTGTTGCTAAAAAACACTATGAAGATTTAGCAATGATGATATATGAAGAAAGAGTTGCTATGCCAATGATTCCTTTATTGCTTGAAGAGATGAGTGAACTCAAGATTATGAGAAATAACAGAGTTGACCACCCACGCAAGAAATCTAAGGACTTGGCAGATGCCGTTTGTGGGGCGGTATTTGGAGCAATATCCCATACCAGCAAGGATTCTAATCTAGAAATCGAGATCCATACCTGGTCTACTGCATCCCGACTTGCACAAAAGCAAAGGGATATGGTAGAATTAGAAACTAGGGAAATTCCTGAAGATATCAAGGATTTCCTAGATGAATACAAATTAATTTAATCAAACAAGGAGAAAAATGAATTCATTTAAGAAGATCGCTCTTGCCGTGGTTGCAGCCATGACATTGGGCACAATCGCTGCAGCACCTGCAAACGCTACAGTAATGACAGTAGCGGTAACACTAGATTCAGTAGCAAACACTACTAACGGTGTAATTGCAACGCCTGCTACATTACCAGTTCCAGCAGACAACACAATCGATGCAGCAGATGCGCTACGATTTGTAGCAACAGTAGCAGCAGGAACATCAGTTTCTGCAGTAGCAACTAACGCAACAATCGTATCAGCACTACACACATCAGCAGCACCAGTCGGAGCATCGTCAGGATCATCATCTTTGACAATTGCAACAGGCACTGGAACAACTGCAACATTCTTTGTCTACACAAAGACAACAGCAATTGGTACCGTTGTAATCAACAACGGCGGAACAACTCTTACATACTATGTACAGGGAACCGCTGGAAAGATTAACAACCTAACAGTTGCAGCACCTACAGCAGGTGCAGCAGGAACAAAGCAGGACATTGTTGTAACAGCAACAGATGCATTTGGTAACAAGGTATCTGGTAAGTCAATTACAGCAACAGTATTTGCTGCAACAGCAGTACTAGATACAGCAACAGTCTCAACTGGTGCTACATTAACAGATTTTGGAACAGCAACCTTTAAGGCAACTCTTCCAACAACAGGAACACGCTCACTAATTACATTTGCTCCAACAACATCAACAGATGCAGTTGCAGCAGCAGTAGTTGGTTTGACTGCTCCAACACTTGCACCATTTGCAGAGATTGCGGTTCGTGATCTAGTATCAGAACTTGCTGCTGAGAAGGCTGCAAAGGATGCAGCAATTGCTGCAAAGACAGTTGCAGACAAGGCACTTGCTGATGCACTAGCAAAGGCAACAGCAGACGCAGCAGCCGCTAAGGTTGCAGCAGATGCAGCACTAGTAGCAGCAGTTAAGGTAGAAACAGATAAGGCTGCTGCTGCTAAGGTAGCATCAGATGCTGCTCTACTTGATAAGGATGCACAGATTGCTAAGTTGACTGCAGATAATGCAGCAGCAATTAAGTCTATGAAGGCTGCATTCAACAAGTTGGCTCTTCAGTGGAACAAGAAGAATCCAAAGGCTAAGGTTGCTTTAGTTAAGTAATTAGTCCAACAACTGAGGGAGCCATTAATTTGGCTCCCTTTTTTGTTATATTAGCATGTCTAATTGAATAATTTGATATAATAAGCAAGAGGAGATTCCCCACTTGAAAAAACTCTTGCGTACATTTACAGTTTTTATTCTTGCATTTGGATGGCTATTTATAGCACCAGCGGGGGCAAATTCCGACGACCCTTTAACTGTTGCAGCAGGAAAGATTCAAAACCTCAATAGCGCAGTAGATAAATTAGACTATAAAGACGGTCTAATAGGCATGATTGACATAGCAGAGAACAAGTTTATGTATGCCAAAAATCTGCGGGATGTCAGAGATGCAAAAATTGCAGATTATGAAGATGTAGTAGAGGCAGAAGAGTTAGCCTTAGAAGAAGTAGAAATTGCTGAGTCAAATGTGGATGGCCAGACAGTAACAGTAGAACTGGCCTTTAATCACAAAGAAGATGCATTTCAAGACAAGAACGATGCACAAGATGCTCTTGATATAGCCAACATTAATCTTCAAACCACACAGTCTAATATGCAGGCTGCTGGAGGAACAGGCTTAGCCTATACGGTTTATAACTTATTAAGAAGTGGAAATTCAGCAGTACCTGGATCCGTTATTTGTTCTGGTACATGGAACTCAAACCACATGCAACTTCCAGTATGTGGAAATAGATATGAAGATTTTATAGTTAAGTTTGCTGGACAGATAACTGCCCCATCATGGTTTACGACAGTAGCATTTGCAGGATATACAGATGATGGCTTTAGAATGTTTATCAATGGACAGCCTGCCGTTAATAACTGGGTAGAGCAAGGAGTAAGATGGAGCGCTTGGTCTCCAACATATGATGTAAGCGAAGACAAAACTTTGGATGTAGAGATATGGTGGTATAACGGAGGAGGACCAGGATCTTATCATCTTGGGTGGACAATTCCTGGTGGAATGACTGGAGCAGGTTGTGACTATTCTGGAAATCCACGAGTATGGGGACAAAACTTTAGTTGTAACCTTGGAACATTTTCTTCTGGTCCAGGTGCAACTCAGTCGCAAATAGACGATTATAACGAAGCGCTTGCAACAAGAAATGCAGCGCAACAAGATTATAATAATGCTTTGTCAGAATATAATGACAAACTAAATGTTTATAACCAACAGGTTGCAACACTAAACTCATTAAATCAAACACTAACCAATAAAGAATCTGAATACGAAAATGCAGTAAATGATACAGCAGATGCTTTATCTGAAAAAAATAATGCTATAAATGATTTTAATAATGCTATCAATGATGTTAATAGCGCAATTGATGATGCATGGCGTTACTATGATGAGCAAATGCAAAGAGAAATTCAAAGAGCAATTGCACAGGCTGCAGCAGCAGCCGCAAATCAACCTAAGCCAGAGCCATCCCCAAAGCCAACAGTTGAACCAGAGAAGCCAAAGCCTTCACCATCACCAACAGATAAGCCAGAGCCAAAACCAACTGATAACACTGCTACGGAAGAACCAGGTCCAAAGCCAACACAGCCAAGCCCAAAGCCTACAGAGCCAAGTCCAAAGCCTACAGAGCCTGGACCTAAACCTGAGCCAACAAAGCCAGAAGAGCCTAAGCCTACACCTGCCCCAAGTCCTGAACCAAAGCCAGAGCCTACTCAAGAGCCTCCTGTTGAGCCATCTCCAGAGCCTAAACCACTTCCAAGGCCAGACTTTAAGCCAGCAGAAAATATTGATCCAGTCATTAAGGATGCAGAGTTGGCAGCACTTATCCCACAAAAGGGTACAGGAAATTCAGAAGACTTATCTGGAGTTATTGCAAATCTTACAAGCAAGGATAATAAATTAGTTAAACTTTCTGTAGAACAAACAGCAGCAGTAAGTCAAACACTCAAGTCTTTAACACAAGAGGCCAAAGCAGAAGTTGCAGCAGACCTTGGTATTTCTACAGCAGAAGTTGCAAAGGTAGCAGAGTCAATGAAATCAGATCCTGCAATTGCAGCAGCATTTGTTGAATTCTCAGATAGAGCAGAAGAAGCAGGGGATTCAGCAATGCCATTTACATTGGCAGATGCAGTAACAGAAGTTCAGACAGAAGCATTTCTTGCTGACCCATTAGGAGCAATTACAGACATAGATTTTGAAAAGGTTTTAAACCCAGCGGAATGGGGAAAGGATATGACTGATGACCAAAGAGAAAAGGTTCAAGAAGTCATAATACCAGTAATTATAGTATCAAACATTGTTAGTTCTGTTATGTCAATAAGGAGGTTATAATAGGATGGTTATGAATAAAGTTAAAGAAAGAGTTAAGGTGATTTTAGGCAAGATAAAGATGCCAAAAATTGTAATTCCTAAAATAAAAATGCCAAGCATTAAAATGCCAAAGTTTAAGATGCCAAAAATATCTATTCCAAGTATCAAAATACCAAAAATAAATATGGAAAAACCAAAGCAATACATTGCAAAGTCTATTCCAGTTATTAAAAAAATATTTGGAATTCTAGCAAAGATTACTAAGGGTCTTATTTCATGGTTTTGGAAGGCAGTTAAAGAAAGTATTGCTCAGGTTTGGACACTCCTTGGATTCTTTATTGCATGGCTTACGCTTACAGGTACAGCACAGCAGGTAGTTGGAATGGCAACACTAATTGCTACTGCTATCTGGCTTTTAACAATTCCATTGCGTGAAGAAAAAGAAGAGTAGGATAGTTACTGATATGAAAAAAATAGCAGCCCTACTGTCAGCATCCTTGCTTTCTTTATTATTGACCTCTTGCGGGGTATTAGAAAATAGGTATCGCTATGATTGCCATGACCCTGAAAACTGGTATAATAAAGAGTGTAATCCACCTATCTGCCAAGCAGATGGATTATGCACCAAAGACATACTTGGTTTTGATCCTACGGAGGGTAGCGTAAATGAGTAAAAAAAGATATACATCAGATGAATTAGATGCAAGATTAAAATTTTTTCTTGGTATGACACTAGGAACAATTCTATTGTTTACAACAATGGGAATTCTATATGCTCTTGTTTTTGTAACACAGCCAATTGGAGAGCAGTCAGAAAATGACAAGATGTTCTTTAATGTATTATCATCTGTAGCAACATTTATTACTGGCACACTTGCTGGTATTTTAATTGGTAAAAATGGCGGGGGTTCAGATAACTCACAGCCTATTCAGACATCTGAGCCTGTAGTTAATCAGGCAGCAGATGACTTTGATGA